AGGATACGAACACCATGCAAGTAGAATCTTACGTCTGTGGCCTTGGCAGCAAAAGCTGTTGCTCGGCCTAGCATCTCGGCATTGATATTTCTTATTTCAGCCATTTTTTTCTCCTATTGGTTTGTTAATTAAATGTCTCACAAATATATTATGGAATAATATGCAACTAATTGCAACTAATTATACACATTATTTTCATCTTTTTTTTGACGTAAAAAAGGGCCCCGAAAGGCCCTTTCTTTTTTGGTGTGCAGCTCACTCGTGGTTTTTACCATCTGGATTGATTGGTGTCATGCCCATCACAGATGGTCTGTGGGTTACTCTTGACAACCTCAACGGATCACCAGGCTTGATCTCATCAATCGGTATGTGCTCCCAAGTATAAGCGCCACCACCATTGTAAATACCAACCAACGTGATTAAAGTTTCCTCATCTGGATCTTTGCCAAGCCTTTCTGCCATTCCGTTCCATTCGGCAACAGGATCAAATCTTTCGTAAAAGTTTGCACCCTTGCTAACAGTCTTGGTGTAGGTATTGACTTCATTGTCAGTGTTACAGGTTATATACATCATTCGTTCCATGGGATCCCCCTATATTTATTATTAATTAAAAAGAACATATTTGTAATATGCCAGAGTTTGCAATTATATGCAATTATTTATTTACATTATTTTGCAATTATTTACAGGCCAAAAAAAAGGGCCCGTGAGGGCCCTCTTTTGTAATACTGAGTAATAAAGTGTATTACGACTTCAAATTATGCACCTTGAGATCCATAGATTCCTCTCCAATCAGAGAAACCGAAGGAATATCTTTCTCTAGCCTTATATCTGATGTTGCCAGTTGAAAAGTCTGGTTCCATAGAAGTCTCCATTGGAGATCTTTGGAACATTTTTAGACCTTCGCCAGCTCCATTGACAGAAGTAAGGATGAAGAAAGCATCTGGATCAGAAAGATAATGATTGACCGCGTAACCACCTGGTAATACTCCAGTGTTTTTAATCGCGTTGATGTCATTATCAGCTGTTCCAGATCGATTCGCAGAGTTCAAAATCCTGTCCGCTACAAAAACGAGCTGCGGAGGAATAATCATCTTTTCCGCTTGGACTGAGATTGTTAATCCTCTGTCATCTGTAAAGGTTGAAATGTCAATTAAAGCATCTTCTAAGGAAGCCTCATTGAGATCCGCCATAGTTGTCGCTCTATTAGCAGCTGTTCCACCACCAGCTAGTGGGTGAGCAGTGTTAATGAGTGATACGCCATCGCCACCAGTAAAACTGGATGAGAAAGCGTTGTTCAACACGTCGGCTCCTTTGGTTTCTTTAGTATTAGCCATAGATTTAGCCAATGCTTTAACATATCGTTTCCCCAGAGAGTCATAAAGGTTGTCTTCGACAGCTTCTTCTGTAAGTGCAAATGCAAGCGCAATCGTATCATGCGTATATCTTGCACTGAAACTTTCAGAAGCGTTGTCAAATACAACACCTTGACCTTCTGATTTAACGGGTGCAGAACCAAAACCTGTTATCAACACCTCTTCTTCAAATGCTCTATTTGAATCTTCAATAACGAAAATATCTTCATATTCTCTGTCATAAGAATCATAGGACATTCCGAAAAGTGCATTTAGCCCAGGCTCAAGCTCTTTCGCTAGTTGTGCTCTTGAAATAGCCATTATTTATCTCCTTATGCTAAACCAGCACCTTTCTGCCCCATGATGTGGTTTTGAATCACACATAGAACATTGGTGTTGCTTGACGCTACGTCGTCGTTATCGGGATCCTGGGAGATATCAATCGCTTTGAGCGGTAACGTCGCGGTCGTAGCACCAGTAGTTACATCTAGCTCAGTATTGGATCTTCCAGATTTAGTATCGCCAACGGGTGAACCATCCACGATGTCAAAGTTTCCAAACAGATCGGCTACCGGGAAGGTATCGTCTGCTTGTACTTCAAAGACAACATTAGGATCGTCAATCACGCTTGCGATGATATCCGAAGCAGAAATACTGCCAGGATAATAGTTTTTAAAGACTTGTTCGCCTGTAGTGGGATCGGTGTATGAAACTCCGTTAAACACTCCGACAATCGGAACAGTTCCAGTTGCGGCATGACGTCCTAAAACTCCAGCTGTAAGCTGTGTTACCAAGTCGCCTTGGTAAATTGGAGTTGTGGCGCCACTAGCAATTCTATATCTGGATTGTCCTCCAGAATAGGGTGCTCCGCCCATTTCACGAACAGGTCTTAAACCAAAAGCGGCATCTTTATTTGCCATAAGATTTACTCCTATTAATGTTTATTACTTTTTCCCAAAAGTAACATTAGACTTTCTATCGGAGTTATACTTCACATATCTGCCATCTTTACGAGCTTCGTTAAACATATTGTTATCCAAAGCCTCGGATTTAAGACGGGTTTGTTCTTCGTAATAAGCATTTCGCTCCTCACGAGTCTCAGTTGGTATTTTCGCCAATAGTAAGCCTTCGCTATAAACTAAGCCAGCATGTCTACCTGTTTCCGCTATTGGGTAAGAATATTCATCCGGTAAATCAGAACCTCTTACGAGCTCCCAACCTTCACGGATTCTTCTTGCCACATTCGCTTTATCCTCTTGCCCTAGCATGGATTCTCTTATCCATCGATATTCATATCCTTCTGGAGCTGGAGGTGTCTCAAGTTTTCTTACTGGCCTCCAAGGTTGTCTACGAGATTCTTTAGCGTGAGTCTCGGATTCACGAGATTTTCTGGAATGTATCACTTCATTATTAGATTCGGTCATTTTGCCTCCCTGTTAGCTATTTTTTGTTTTTCTCTAGCAACGGATTTTAACCAGGCATCGTCTGTCATGCCATGTGGTTTGATCCCACGGAGTGTTTCGACTTCACTTTTTGTGAATGATACGCCGTTCTTCTTGCCTTGTGTTTTTTGCCGACTTCCTACGGAAGCAGAGGCGACTCTTTGCACAGCGGGCCTGTCCTCACTTTGTCCGGCATTATCGGATCTTAGATCCGGATAAACTTTGTAAATTCTTGAATTGAGCTCACCATAATACTCTTCTGAATCTGGTTCAAATCCTTCGTTCACCAGGTTCACATGAGTAAAATAAGCATATTGTGTTGCTTCTGGCTCTTGCCCATACCATTTATTCTGCGATTGCCAATCAAGCGCTTCTTGTGTTGGCTTAACTTCTTGTTGCACTTGTTGTGTGTTTTGTTGCGCATTTTGTTGGTAAGGCACATATTGAGCTTGTTGATTGTCTTGATCTTGCTTTTGTTTGGCAATACGAATTTTCTCTTTTTGTATTGAAACTTCGTTTTTTAGGCTATCAGCTTTTGACATAAGATCAGCATCGCCAGCTGCATGAGCTCTTTTGTATAGCTCATTGGCCTCTCTTTCTTTAACCTCAACATTTTCTTCTTCTTTCACGAGTAAATTTTGTTGAGCTTGGAGCGCATGTTGATAGTAAGCATGCACTTCTGTTTCTCTTTGCTGCAATGCAGCTTCGAGTTTTGCAGCTCTTTCCTCGGTTGCTCTGTTACGAGCGTTTAATTTATTTATACGCTTAGAAACACCTTTCGTGTATTTTTCTAACTCGTCGTCATTTGAGGCTTCTGTCGTTTCGACTTGTGCTTCGTTTTCAGTAACCTCTACCTCGATATCCTCAACCTCTGGTTGCTGGACTTCTTTTACTTCATTCTCTGTCATAAGCTCACTATATCATCTGGATTGAGAATTGTGGCTATTACTTCATCATCATTGATGATTCGTACCTCTGCACCATCCTCAAGTTTAAACCGAGAGCCAGAGTAGCGCCCTATTAAAACCCATTGTTTTTCTTGACACCAAGGCTCATCCCCAAACCTAGCTTGATCGTTGTAACATTGTGGTCCCATTTTAACCACATAAGCAACCACAGTTGCCAATGCTTCACGATCTACTGTCTCTTTTGCGAGCACAATCCCGCCTTTTGTTTTAGCTTTCCCGGCATAAGGTAAGACCAACATTCTCCATCCTGTCGGTTGCGGCATGCGATCTAATATTGAGGCATCCAGCTTTTCTGGATCTAAAACCAAGTCTGAGGGATCAACATAAGCCTCTGCTACCTTTTTTGCCATAATGTTGTTTTCTGCTACTTCTGACATTATATATCTTTTCCTATATCACTGATTTCGTTTGCAATATAGTATAAAGCAGAAAGCTCTCCTTGCAAATATTTATAATGTTCCATATCTTTTAGACTACCGGACATAAGGGTTTCTTCTATTTGTTTCTCCCTTTGTTCCAATAATCTTTTAATCTTGTCGATTAAAGTTATCTCGTCCATTTATTTTGACTTTTTAGGCCTACCTTTCTTTTTAGCTGGTGCTTTTTTTGCAGCTGCTTTCTTTTTTGCTGGTGCCTTTTTCTTGGCCGCAGCTTTTTTAGGAGCTGGTTTTTCAACCACTTCCTCTTCAACAGGTAATCCAGCTTCAATTCTAGCCATTTTATTGGCTATTCGATCAAGATTTGCCTGGTGTTTTTTCTCTTCTGCATCTTGCGCAGCTTTTAGTTCTTCGGCTTCTTTTAACCTTTCAGCTTCTTTTTCAGCTTTAAGTTTTTTAACCGCTTCCAATTTATACGACGTTGTCATAACAAGCCTCTAATTTTATTTTCTAATTCAAGCAATTTTAAATCTGCATTTTGTTTCAATCTATCAATCGCCACTTCAAGTTTATCATCTGCAATTTGTTTTTGCACATCCATGCGCTCCATCTGTAGTTGGGCGTCGACCATTTTCTCTTGCGCTCTTTGGTCTTGTTTCTGTGCAAACTGTTGATTTTCAAGATCCAATTCTTTGTCTTTAAGGTCTAGCTCCCTTTTTCTGATATCAACCAGTGGATCTTCGCTTCCGCTCATTCCTATCGATTGTAAAAACTCACCAGCTAACTGTGCCATGACAGTTGAGCTCATTTGCTCCATAATCATTTGTATTTGTTGGCCAATCATTTGTGCCTCTTCTGGCGTGACTTGTTGCATCTGTGCTTGGATCTCAGAAATCCTTTGCTGCATTTCTGGCGGCATCTGTTCTTGAGCCATTTGTGCGGCCATAAATTGTAAATGTTGCATGCAATGGCTGATAATCAATGCTTGTACCTGGGGACTTTGCTTGACAATCTCTGTAAAAAATAGACTTCTGTGCGTTTCCAAGTGTGCTTCATGGTTCTGTTCAGCAAATGCTTGCGCTGGTTGTCCCAATAACAAAGTGGAGTTTTCAGTCCCGGCATCCACTGGTTTTGGTGTCATGTCTGGCGGTGGTTGCAATAGTGAATCGACGTTATCCACACCCAGAGCTGCATACATTCTTCTATACGCTTCATAAATGCCCATCGGACCATGTATTTCTGGATTCGATTGAACCATTTGCAATAACTCTTGTGCCAAGGTCACTCTCTGACTTTGTGAGAATATATTGGGATCTGATACTGGAATGATATCTACACGATTATCAAAATCTTGCTGTTTGATCTCACTAGGAGCTGTGCCATTTTGGAATGTGTAAACAGGCGGTAACGATTCGCCAAACACTTTTGAAAGTAAGCCAAACTCTACTTTTTGTGAATGATGCAATCTTTTGTGGATCGCACTCATTACTTTCGTGCCGCGCTCTAGTAAAGCAACTGTGGTGCCGACGGGCATGGCTTGGTTCATATCCCCAACATTCATATCAGCTATGGCCGCGAATCTTTTACCGGAGTCAACCAAGATTCCTAATAACTGCATCAATACATTGCTTGGCTCTTTAATCGGCAAAGTCC